AACCTGGAGTTTTACTCCATACTCATCCCATTTTTATTCTATCATTGGTCAGTCAACGATGACACATGTGCTTTAACGCAGGCTGAGATGTATGTGACTGGTCAGCAAAAAGAGGAAACTTTTATGCACCGAGTTGTCTCCCCCATATATAAGATGGAAGATAACGATGTAAATAATCTCACAAAGACTGTGTTCTTCTTTTTATGGGCATTCGTCCAATATCGCCTCGGTCGCTTCGATACGTTCATTGATGACCTAAGATTGGTGATGTCTGGTAAAACCCCCAAGTAAAATGCCCAACTGGCGCGAGGAGGAACTCACACGTCTCCGTAAGGAGTACAATTTCTATAAGGAGACTGAAATATTAGATGAAATCACGGGTTGTCTAAGATCAAAAACTTTAAAATTGATCATAGACTATCACGAACGCATGCTTGGTAACCTTAGTGATAACAATACTTACAATAATTATAAACATGCTTGACTACATTGATCCCAGTGGACACTCCATTATCGGTAACGGATACGTGATTAAACACCACATCACCGTTATCGACATGGACGAGCAAGCGTCTAAGTTCTCCTTCTGGCTCGATATATTCAAAAACATAACTGATGACATGTACATTAATCCCTTACCTAGGAAGCACATTAAGAAGTTTTACACAAATCTCAAAACTTTGAAGGGAGATTTCGTTGTTCAGATGAATGAAAAAGAAAGTCTTCAAAGAGTTGGGGATAAAGTTCACTATATTTATTAATAAGATGAACTGCTTGGTATAAAGTTTTGGGGCGAAGATCTCGTAGAACAAAAATGCAAGTCAAGGAACAAATTGTGGCGTTGGAGCGGGCGAAGGAGTTTCATCATGAAAAGTACCTCAATAATATCCAAGTCATTGATGACAAAATTGATAGAATTGAAAAACAATTAGAAAAAACAAAGTCCCAAGTAAAGCGTGATCTCCTCAAGCGTACATTAGACTGGTACGAGGAGGAAATTAACAAAATGGACGAAGCCGTTGATGTTGTCACAACCAAAATTGATTCTGAAATACAGAGACTTCAAGAGTTCATCAAGTCTGCTGAATTGAGACGTGAAAAGGAGAAGAAGTCTTTTGAATACAACATTGAAAATATTAGAAAATGTTGTAAGAACCGGAGTACAGCTACACTATTTGATGCCTTCGAATCCGTGGCAAATGCTCTTGAAATTATTAGAGCCGAAACTGGTCAAAAAAGTGGACAGAAATCCTAAAATTGTGATAGACAATCATACACAATGCGTCTGCAATATCATGTTTCCTCTCGTAGGGTATCTCTTCGTGGATGTAGTTCTCCATAATTGAGACAGTCCTCTCCTTACGCTCCTCGTAGTTTAAGTGTCTCATACCAAAATGTGTATGCATGCTCACAGGTGAAACCAACACAACTTTATCTTTGAACATGTAATGTAGAAGTACCTCAATGTTTGTGAAACCTCCAGGTGGTTGTCTCTCTATAAGTATAGTATCTGCCGCTTCAAATATAGACTTGTGATCATCTACAAATAAAGGAACAAGGTCAACGATGTCATTTGAATATATGTATTTGTAGTCCTCAAGGCTTACCTTTTTAAAGAACTCTACATTCACTTTGGGACCCTTACCACACTCAGCAAGGACGAGACCCATATTGTGGTACCCAATATCTATGGCCAGGATCTTCATCTCTTTATCTGAATAATAATCCTTAACTACTATAAATGAAGATTAAGAACAAGGCCAAGAACCAAATCTTAATGTCGGCGGTCGTTGTGCTTGCCCTCGTTTTGAGTTATATGTGGTTCAACCCCAAGGTGGTTGAAGTTCCAGTAGAGGTTCCAGTGATGCCCGTGCCACCACGACCAATTCAGCGACGTGAGAGACGGCGTGAACCAGAATTCAGAGAAGCCCCAATTAAGCAGTACAAGCCTGGACACATGCAACAAATGGGTATACTCGTGGGCGATGGTGAGACCCTCCCCCTATACGGAAAGGAAGTTAGAGGACGCCGCGACCGCTACCACTACTATACGACAACTGGTGGTGAAAACCTCTATCCACTCCCAGTCTCCCACAATGCGCGTGACTGTATGGAAGACATTGGGTGTCAAGAACTCTATGGGAATGAAGCAGTCTCAGTAACTGGTAAGACTGGTTCATACTCGGTGAATATGTACAGAACGGATGATTTTTTCTAATTATTCAGACTTGCGAGTAAATCGATCGTATGTATCTTTGGTTATCATCACAGATGAAAAACCACTTGATACACAACACACAGCAAGTATCATCATAATTGGTGGCGACTTGAAGGGGAAACCAATCATACGCTGAACAATCATAGCTGAACACATACACGAACAGATAAGAGATATCAGAGTACTCATATCAAGATCTTTATCCTTTTGAAACGCAACAACAGGTGATGTGATTAAACCTATACCGGGTACAGATACACCAAGTGCATCCAAACCTAGAGCTCCAAGAATTATAGGTAATACCATTTATTATACACTAACAAAAATTATTACGCAAAGATGTGATAACATCAAACTCCCTTCCCTGAAGTCCTGGATTACTTGAGAGTTTTGCTTTGAGTCTCAAGAGTTCCATCACCGTAGCATCGTCCAGATTTTTGAAAAAGTCTCTCTTTGCCTCCATATCATCAAGTTGGTGTACCTCCTTCTGTGCTTGTACATAGGGCCACGTATGTCTTCGCAAAGCAGCCACCTCTTCTTCGAGTTGCCTGATCCTTGGCATAAGAACTTGAGTTATCAGTACCTTTGTTTCCATACCACTAAAACGACACACATCTTTAAGATAATCCGACTTAAAAATATCTTCAGACAGATATTTAATGGCGAAGACCCTCAAGCGGTTTGGGTACTGGTCACCCGAACCCAAGCCACTACGCCGAAGTGTGCGCATTATCGCAGCACACAATGGCGACTATCAACGCAAGAAGTCTGAAATCACTCGTATCGCTCTCCAACAATTGTATGAGGCACCCTCGTTGAGGGAAGCCCCCGAGGTTACAGTGAGACAGGCGCGTCTCAAAATGATATTGGGTGAAGCCCTCGACTTGGCACACAGTATCTGTGAACATCAAGATGCCCAGGAATGTCGTTGGGCTTGGGAAATGGTTGATGAAATTGATGATGCGGCGACGCGAGCTGGTGTCAGATATCAATAATTTCCTCACCTATAGTAATGGAGTACGATAAACTCAAAGAAAAAGTCAAGATGTTAGGCTTACGTGTCACCAAGGATGTCAAGGGGAAGCGTGTCAAACTCACAAAGAAGGAGCTCGCAGCAAAGTTGCCAAAGAGGGTCAAGGCCCAACCATCCCTCGAGAATCAAGCCAAGAGCGCTAAGAAGTTCATTAAGGTTTGTAAAATGGTTCTCAGGGAGGCTGAGCCATCACAACCAAGAGCACCACGGGTTGTACAACAGCCAGTGCGTGTGTCACCAAGACGTATGGCTGCACCTCCACCTCCACCTCCACCACCGGGGGTTCCACAAAATCCACGTGCCGCCCTTTTGGCTGACCTCAAGGCTAACCTGATAAAGAGAGGTCTCGCAAAGAATTAACACCTACACGAATTTAATTCCAAATCTTTTTGACATAAACGCCCGCACTTGTGGAATTGTTGGTTGACTCCAGAGGTACCATCGTGACCAGAAACCAGCCCCACCAATACCACTCAATTTCCAATCTTCTTTGTCGCTTCTATCTACATTTAGCATCATTCTGTGTATCATTGCTGGCTGACGTTCAGCCACTATACGCTTGGGGATTTGTCCACCGTGTCTGAGGACATATGAGCGCATTCGCGAAGGATTCTTGTGTTTGGTGTAGTCTGAATACCCACTGGCACCAAAGTCAACAGTCCTGCCGTCTTCGAGGATTGCCCTGAACTTCTTTGTAGTGTTTGGGCTACGAATAATTTTGACGCGCATACTTATAATGTATAATTAATTTATTTTCGGCACGCACCACAATAGCCCTCCTTCTTGGCTTCTGGGAAGAAGAAGAGGCGCTCATCGCCACGCTTGACGCGGTACATGTGATCATACATGTGAAGGAGACCGATGGCAAGAGCCGCAGTGGATACAACAGCCTTGTTCATCTTACGCACAGACCATGCATAGTAGAGGATCATCGCGAGGATGGTCAATTGGACAAGGGTGACCTTTGGCATCACAAATCGCTGTTCCAATTCTGGTGTTTCATTGGTGGGCTCTGGGGTGAATCGTTCCATTCGCTTGCCGTAACCTGGCATTTTTATTTTATACTGAGAAATTAATGTGGCGCCTTCTTTGGGTACCAGTGGTTCTTGTACTCCATGATTATCTAAAGTCACCTATAGATAGACTGTACTTTCAAAAGCCACTCCGACCACTCATTGGTATGAGAAATACCCTGATAGACTTTGCCCTCTACAAGCTTGATTATGATGTTTTTGACTACCCAAATCTTTGGTTTGTTAAGGCAAACTATAACAAGATACTCCACGAGTTTGAGAAGGGTGTTGACGCAGCTAAGAAGCACTACTTCCACACACTTGATCCTTGGTTTAAGACAAATGATAAGTACTACTACTACAAAGTTAGGGACTTTCCAGAAATTCAAAAAATAATTGACCAGATTCCATGTGTTGATAAAGAGACCGCAAAGTTCGCCGTGATGGACGCACCTATGACTATACCAGCACATCGAGCTGAGAGTAACATGATGTTGAGATACCACCTTACCGTGAAAAGTGGGCGTGACTGTATGTTATATACTGAATATGAGGCACACAGACATCAATCTGGTCACGAGTTTTTATTTGATCACTCGAGATATCACCGAGTCGTGAAGCGCGGATTTCAAAAAAGAGTTGTTCTTATTTTGGATATCCACCGTTTCTATTAGGTGTTGACGACATACAGCTTTGTACATATCCGTGCCACCAACCAATTCAAGCTCATCACTCTTGACTATTCTTTTCGTGAATGGTCCGGGTGTTCCATTACAACAATCCATACAGAGGGCGGAGAGCTTCACGACATCACTCGCCATTGGAATGCAGTCCAATATCTCACCAAACTTCTTTTGTTGGTAGTCTCCATCGAGACCTGCGAGTATCACAGATTTTCCCAAAAAAAGACACATCTCCACAAACTCTTTGAGGTTTGAAAAGAATTGAGCCTCATCAATGGCTACAATTTCAGATTCACAAAATGCCTCGCTGATAATACAATGGGAAATGTGATCAACTTTGAGACATGGAAATTGAACACCGTCATGTGTCCTTAAGACTTCCTCAGGGGATCGAGTATCCTTTGAGGAGTTGATGACCACAATTTTCTTACCTATGACTTTGTATCTCTTAAGTCGTCTGATGAGTTCAGAAGTTTTACCAGAAAACATATTTCCCATAATAATTGTGAGACCCATCTCAACTTTCTATAAAATAATCTTTCTTTTTTATAATGGTTGATATACAGCGAGCGTATTTCAATGGACACAGGGGGTGGATGTCCGCCAAAACTGGGCGAGTTCGCTTTGGTAACACAATTTACTCAAATATTTTGGAAGCCATCAAACATTTGAGTCAAAAATAACCAGCGAAGTACATTTTTATGAAAACCGCACTGGACATCAAACTTAATACAGTTCCAACTAAACAACAATTACACACATTATTTTTACAGACCTCCTCGGGTAGAAGAGCTTCTTGACGACCCCACTCCATTAATTTAATTCTACATAATAATTAAGATGCCTCTCACAGATCAGGAGATTTCCAAAAAAGTTAGGGAGTTGCGCAAAACGAGGGGTCTCATATATGCTCCCCTCAAGTACTTCAGAGGTCTCAAGACTCTCAAAGATGTGGAGACCCGCTATATAAAGATGCTCAAGAGAGACTACACTACATTTAAAACGGACAAAGATGTAAAGACCCGAACATCCTCATACACCCAAAGATTTAGAAAGAAGTACCCAGGTGTCAAGTCCCTCCCGGAGATAGCGAAAGCTACGAAGATACCCCTAAAGACGCTGGAGACTGTATACAACCGCGGTCTCGCTGCGTGGAGAACTGGTCACAGACCCGGAGCTTCTCCACAGGCGTGGGGCTACGCAAGGGTTCACAGTTATGTGATGAAGGGAAAGACGTATCGTACAGCTGATAAAAATCTTCACACAAAGTAGATGATCTGGATACTATTCCTTCTTTCACTTGTCGTGAATATTTTGGTAGGATACTACATTTCCTCGCGAAAGGGGAACGGTACAGGAGGACCAATATATGATCTCGGGTTTCATTTTCTTCCCAACTGGGAGCATCATGAACACCTTCCAGACTATCTCCTTGCCATACCCATCCTCTTCCTCCTTTATGCATGGCCTTCGTGGTCACCGAAAAAGCGGAATGACTACCTCCTTCTCCTCACTCTCATGTACTTTGCAAGAGCCGTGTGTAACGCAGTGACTGTGATGCCTTACACAAAGCGCGAGCCTTGCAAGCTTAAACCGAGATTTGCATTTTGTAATGATTATACATTCTCGGGACACACCACACTCAATGTGGTGACATCCAATTTTGTGGGTGCCCCACTATGGCCATTGTGGCCAGTGGTGTCATCATTCGTATCTGTCCTTACTCGGGATCACTACACTCTCGATATTGTCCTCGCATGGATCCTCTTCTTTGCTCTTAAATGTAATATCATCCGTTGATAGTAACATCTTTCGGACTTCTTCATAAACAACCGTGAGGAGGGCAGCTTTATAGGCAAGAAAGCCCATAAGAGTTGCCCCGTAGTCAAAATCAAAACCAAATGGGGCATTGTTCCACATTGTTTCAAAAACGGCGGTACCTACGGGAACCAACAACTGTTTTTGAAATGGTGAATAATTTTCAATATTATCTACATTACGAGCTAAAAGGCCAATATAACCTAGGGATGAAACTACACCCAATGTAGCAGATACACCTTCCTCCGCTCCATATGCGATGAAATAACTGGATGTAAGTGCTGTACCATATCCCAACGTTGTTCGGTTAATTTTAGTTTTAAGTTTTTCATAGTCCGATTTGGGAGCACTTGCTTTGACAATGTGATTGTGGACTTTCCAGATAATACTCATTAATCATTACTTGTATCAAACCTTTATAAAGATTACAAACCCAAGTACACTATAAATGAGCCTTCGTGTTAAGAAACTCTCCTATGATGCTATTATTCCAACTCGTGGTTCTGGTGGTGCTGTTGGGTATGATATTTACAGTACTGATGAGGTTCTTATACCTCCTGCACATCGTGCTCTTGTTGGATCGGGTGTAGCCATTGTTCTACCAGCGGGGTGTTATGGTCGTGTCGCACCTCGCTCAGGTCTCGCGGTGAAACATGGTATCCAAGTTGGAGCGGGGGTCGTTGATCCAGACTATACGGGCGAAGTTAAGGTTGTTCTTTTCAATCATGGACACGCCGATTTTCAGGTAAACAAAGGTGATCGTATCGCACAACTCATTCTTGAGAAATGCGATACACCAGAAGTAGTGGAAATTGGTCTCCTTGAGGAGACCGAGAGAGGATCTAAAGGATTTGGTTCTACGGGCGTCTCCGAATGAACATGAAGATGAGACCGAGTATAATTATGATAGCCGCTAAAATGTACCACTTCCACGACGAAAGTTTCTTAGTCATGTCACTTTTCATGTCTGGTTCTGATGCAGATGATGACGAGGGACCGACAACCGCGATCTCGGTTCCGGTGAAACAGTCAAGGTTTGTAACAAACAATGCTTTTTCTTCCTCGGTGCAACTGTCTTTATTCGCGCAGTATGAACATGCCTCACCCTCTTTGCATTTACAACATGTAGCCAATGCATTTTCTGGAAAGGTTACATTTTCACTTGGAGCCATAAAGCCTGATTTACATACATCTTCACTGACAGGCTTACACCCTTTTGGTGTAACTTCCATTTTTCGATCGCCAGTTTGTCCCATCTCTTTTAGTATGTTCTGGTAGTCGGACTGAGATTCGGTACTCTCTGTCTTGGGATTAATTGCACAATCCATAATACTATAGGTTCACATTTTTTGTGGTAATCTATTGAGGTCCTCTAGTAACCATTGTACCACAAATCTTCCGCCACAGGCATAAATAAAATACCTTTTCGCATCGCCATCCACAATTTCGCATGATCAATATTTGGATAGGACCACAACATCCACCTTTCCCAATATTCGGTTGAATACCAATCGTCCCAATCCTCATGGGTGCTGTGATCAATCATGAGCATACCCCGATGGATTTCGTGTATGTCCGTCTCCAGTCGTAGCGTCTCTGGAACAATAGCACCCTTCTCGATAAGGTGCGCGCGCATGCGTTGAGAATCATGGTGATCCGTGTAATCCTCAACACCAATCTGTCCAAAGTTAATGCTTCTCTTATTTGGAAGAATTACTCTGTACTTATGAGCTGGGCATAGGCTTGGGCTGAGTACAACGCGCATTATATTGTACCTCATCAATAATTTTAGTTCTTCTTTGCGCGTTTAATAATAACAAACTCGAGATCCCCCTTTTTCACATTACCACGGGTCATTGGATTTTTGAACAATACCATATTATCATTTGCGTTGAGAGCACTTGTCATAGACATCCGCGCCAATTTACGGAAAGAGTTTGGTGTGAGATACAGTTTGTTAATTTTCACAACCTTTTCACCAGATTCAATATTATTGGTGCTGATTGGATCTCTTGGAAAGTTTTTCACCTTCATGTTTTTCCAAGGAATCTTATTTGATGTATTATTTTGATTCGCATTCTTTTTTATTTGTTTTATGTTTTGTATGTAGTTGGACGTATTTGGTCTGTTATTGTTGTTGGCAAAGTTAAGACGACGACCACCATTTACCATAAACGTCATCCGCGCTCTTCGCATACGGCGAAGGGCATTGGGATCTATTCTTCGTGGCCTGGCCTGTCCCACATTATTTTCATTTGTGTTTGAGTTTGTATTAATGAGTCGCAACTCGCGGGCTCTATTGTAGTTATTTGTGTTGTAGTTTGAATTATTCATTCGCACCATATTATCATTCGCTGGGTCTCTCATGTTACAATTATTAAAGATTATAATTTAATAAAATGTAAATGGATGACGATTTTATATTAGAGATTCCAAATGTTTTTTCACAAGAGATGTGCGAAACTATTATTAATAAGTTTGAAAATGATAATAAGTTTCAAATTGATGGAAAATTGGGTGGTGAATCTGATCAATTTTTAAATAAAAATTGGAAAGATAGTAAGGAATTATGTATTAATCGCACACCCGGATGGGAACAAATCAATCAAAATATACGCGTTCATTTTGGAAATGCGCTCGTGAAATATGTAGAACACGTGAAAAATATTTGTAGGAAAGCCGGTATAGAAAAAGACGGAGATTTAGATTTTGTGTGTGATCATACTTTCCCCCCATTAGTTGTTCAAGATCATATGATTCAAAGAATACCAAAAGATAGACACTATAGATGGCACCAAGATTATCAATCTAATGAAAATCGAATGTTTACAAGTTTTATATACCTGAACACACTCGGACCAGATGGTGGGGGTAGAACAGATTTCATTAATGGGCGAAGCGTGGAACCGATTGAAGGTAAGATGGTAATATTTCCATCGACGTGGACACAAATACACACCGGACGATTAGTAAAAGCAGATGCTAAGTATATTTTAGTGACAAATGTATGCAGAAATTATGGAATATAAAAATTACAGTGAATAAATCTATATGAAGACATACACATCCCTTGATGGTATTCAAATTAAAGTTGGCGAAACTGCAAAGGAGAATGATGACTTAACCCTTTCGAGTTACCCCAATGAGTGGTGGATGCATGTAGATGGAGGTGCTGGAGCGCACGTCATAGTGTGTCACGAGGAACATACAATTCCTAAAGAAACAAAGAGGGATGCGGCGATCCTGGCGATACACCACAGTAAAACCGCAAATACAAAAATGATTCGGGTCAACCTCGTGAGGGTTAATCAAGTCATAAAAAATGAACGAATAAAAAACCACGGACAAGTCTACCTGGATGGTGAAGTCGTACAACTCACAGTCTACCCAAATAAGGAGAAGGAAAGACTTGCCAGGCTATTAAAAAAATAAAGATATCACTTAAAGTTTAGAACTATTTTTAGTAAAAGATGGAATATATTTTAGAAATTGAGGATGTCTTAACTAAAGAGTTCTGTGAAGATGTCATTTCTCGGTTTGAAGCTGATGAAAATAAGATGATCGGATCAACAATTGGTGGGATAAATGAAAATATTAAAAGAAGTATAGATTTAGCAATTTCTCGGCACGATGTGAGAAAGAATTGGGATGATGTCGTTGATAAAGTGGGACAATGTGTAAATGCGGGACTTTCTGAATATGTAAGACATGTTACTAACGAAGGACTAGATCGTTGTGGTGCAATAGAAAGAACGATGTATGACGTGACAATTGGTTTACCTCAAATACAAAAAACAGAAAAAAATGGTTTTTATACTTGGCATCATGACGGAGATCAAAATAGGATTATTACTTACATACTATATTTAAATGATGTTGAAGACAGTCTTGGTGGGGCTACCGAATTTTTAGGTGGGAAGAAAGTACAACCCAAGGCTGGTAAACTTGTCTTATTTCCCGCAAATTATACATACATTCATCGCGGTGGCAAATTAAAAGAAGGAGTTAAATATATCCTTACAAATTTTTGTTATGCGGGTAAACCGATCATACTTCACATTCCAGAACAACAAGCTACAAAAGACGAAGCCTATTAAAAAGATGAGACGAATGTAGTATAAATGTCCCTCAAGGAAACTGAAGTCACATCCCGCGAGAGTCCGGATGCCATGGACAAGCGCCTGTTTAAAGCCAAGCTGGCTGCGATGGAAAAGGCTATGAAAGGCGAAAAGATCCGCTACAAGTCCAAACGAGACCCCGAGAGATTCTTGGATTTCTTGGAGTATCGATTGAAGATTTGGGAAAAGCTTCAAGATGAGACATTCTACGCGAAGCGAATGTATGAAAAGACGAAGGAAGTCATTGAGGGTCTCAGTTGAGGCTTGAGTAGTGACCAGCAATGTAATACACATCTTCAAAACCTAATTCCTCTAATTTCTCCGCTGCAAATCTGGCCCGTTGCCCAGTGTTGCAGTAGACGAGTAATCCCTTCTTTGGAAGTTCCGCAGTCGTCTTCTTATTCATTTTATTGACTGGGATATGGAGAGCTCCTCGGTAATGTCCAGCTCTATATTCCGCGATCGTACGAACATCGATGACCTTCTTTATCTTTCCTGAACGAATCATCTTCTTGGCTTCTTTAGAACTTACGAGATTTTCACCAAAGTATGTGTAGGCTGCTGCTGCCGCGATGGTACCAGCAATAATGAATGGGAGTACCATTTAATATTAGTAAGTATTATTTATTTTTTAGTCATCGCATCATATGCGCTATAGGCAGTATACATTGTACCAGCACCCTTAAAACTCTTTGTAAATAGATAGCTCAGGTATGCTAAAACTATAGCGCACCCACCCACACCCATAAATATTATTCCTGCACGTTTTGGATTATTCTCGTTTTCGTCGGGTTTCTTTGTGAAGATTGCAGCACCAATTGAACAAAAACAACAACCCACAATAATTGCCATAACCAGTCTCATGAGAGCGATACTCTGGCCAATTTGATTACCCGTGTTGATTAGATTCATATTACTATATACTTAGATTTTACTCCCCGCCCAATTCACAATCTGTGTGAGTGTCCAAGAAGGTTTGATGTTTGTTGTGAGGTCAAGCTTCATTAAACTTTTTTTTGCTCTCTCAATATCAAGGCCATTGACAAGTTTTGGTATTTGTACTATATGATTTAGTTTAAATCTATTACCTTGTGTGTTTGTGACTTTGATATAATATGGAAAGTTTGTGACAAAGTATTTCCATTTGAGGGTCTTTCTTTTTGAGGGTGGTACATATTTATGAATGAGACCCCACACAATTCGTTTAATGAAGACAAGTCTGTCCCGTGGATCTTTGGGTCCGAGGGGTGTTCCCAATGTGTCATGCATCATGGCTATGAAAGCCTCAATGTAGCAAAAGTGATGTTGAGATAATTCATCGTATTGTGAAATCTCAAAAGACTTTTCAAGAACTCGCGGGTTCCGTATACTAATCTTTGTATCCTTGAGGAGTTTCTTGTAATTGTTCACATCTGTGGTCACAAAACCACCCGTTGGTTGGAATGGGGTATTCCGTTTCCGTATTTTGTAATCCCTCCCATAGACTGTTTTGAGTTCATTTTTAAACTCAGATCTATCGGGACCCATTGAATCGAATAAATCAATTGTCTTGTTCTGGTGACTAACCTTGGCGAGTGCGTAGTGGCCACTATTATCGGAGTAGGTATGCGCCATATGAACATATGTAACACCACTTCTATTATTTGTGGGTTTGTTCATATTTGATGTTCTTTTGCATTGAAATTTGAAATCATAGCCAGCCTCCTTCTTGATATCCTTACCAATCCGTTCAAAAATACCTCGTTCTTGGAGGAGTTGCTTGGCCACTTCACTGGCATCCTCTATAGCCATGAGATACTTCGCCGCAGTATTCGTAGTCATTCGGCGTTCAATGTAGTCACTCGTATCAATCTCAGCAGTTTCACCATCCTTTACATTCAAAAGGGTGGTACGAACATTTCTGTTCTTAATGAGCTTGATAGGAGTAAGATTCATATTCTTATCTATACTTCTTATTTTTTTAACCTTGGATTATTTATAGGTTTTGCATATTTCCAATATAATTTCATTTCACTTGGGGATGGAATAACACCTCGGTTGAATTTACGCTTAATCTTTTCTAATGTTTTCAATTCTGCTTGTTTCTGACGATTTATAATTTGTATATTCTTATTCAAATTTGCCCACATTTTTGGAGATAAAGCCTTTTGTCTATTTATGATATTCATATATTAAGTAGATATATTAGTTACCAAACGCGACACCAGCCATACCATTCTTCACACGAAGAATGTTATAGTTCACCGCATAGATGCGAGCGGGGCTTGAAGCGTTCGCGGAGGTCACACCATTAAGCAACAACTTCGCATTATCAATGCGTGAGAAGTTGAGGGAACCACTTGGTTGTGATTTATCCAAGTTGAGGCACAATGGCCAGGTGTACACACTGTCTTGAACAAGACTGTCAACACCGAGGGCGGAGCAGTGCATTTCTGGGACAACGTCGTGGTGATAAACATTGGACATATTTTCAAAGAGGGCAGTACCGTTGATGTACAATGAACCCGTACCGAAAGTGTAGTTAGTGTCCCAATCGGCGTTGTTAATATTACCCGCAACCAAGTGAAGCGCCTTCACTGGGTGGTTGAAATAGGTAAGATCGAATTCGCTATCAGCCTGGGTGCCTGGTTGATATTGTACCTGTGTGATCAACAATTCGTGTTCATTGTCGGTGAAGAACTTGCGTTCATCGGTGTCCAAGTAAATGTAATTGGCATAGATCTTTGGAGTACCCACCGCACTGTATTGATCTTGCAATTTAATGCGGAGCTCAACTTCGTGATACTGGAGTGCCACGAGTGGGAGGGACTTTGTCCAGTCTTCACCAAAGAAGAATGGAATGACATAGTGGTCACCATTTGAGTTGTTTTGGGCAGTTTCAATGGTGTGTCTCATTGTAGCCTTGGCGGAGTTGTCATTGTACAACACATTGTGAACACCCTGGACAAAGAGGGAATCAAGCTCACAGACCTTTTGTCCACCAATCCACAATTGAAAAGTGGTTGGTTGGGACGCGGATGTATCAAACATGGCGTTGTTACCACCTGGCAAAGCAATACCTTCGGCTTCAATCCAGATGTAGCTCAAGAGGTCACCCTTGGAGCGAAGTGGGACGACGACTTCGTTTGAGGCGCCGAAAGTACCAATGTAGTCCACGCGCTCTGGACGCATAGAAAAATTGGTGTATCGCTTGTAGTTTTGTCTGAAGAAACTGACCTGAGGTTGACCAGTGATGTAGACATCCTGGGCACCTTTACTTACAAGGTCAATCAAAGCGGCTGACATTTTTACTAATAAAGTATATTAAAATTTTCGGTGGATGTTTACACAACCGAAGGATGGTAGTCTTCCAAGCAATCACTTGGGAATCCAGAGATACAGATGAAGAGCATTTGATCAGTATCTTTGGTAAGACCGAGGATGGGAAGTCTGTCTGTCTCACAACAGCATTTACACCTTATTTTTTTATAAAACTTCCGGGGAATATTGATAACGCGAAGGTTCAAAGAATTTACAACATCCTTGATGAAAACTGTAGAGAGTCCCTTGTGGCATATTCCGTCATGAAGTCCAAAGATGTTTGGGGGTTTCAAAACAATGAGGAGTTTGTGTTCATGAAACTTAACTTCAAACATCTTCAAGCGCGTCGCCTTGTAGACTCCTTTCTGAGGAGGCCACTTGATAGAACCCCAGAACTTTTCAGTATTTTTGGAGTAAGAAACATGAAAGTCTATGAATCCAACCTGGATCCTGTATTGCGCCTGATGCATCGCACCGGTATCCAATCTACTGGGTGGTTAGATACGGGGGATAAGTGTATTCGTTCACACCTGGCTCACGTTGATATGGATCTCTTCTGTAACGATTGGACAACCCTCAAGCCTGTAGCTAGGGATGATATGGCACCGTTTGTTGTGGCCTCTGTAGATATTGAATGTAATAGCTCCACAGGTAAATTTCCAGATGCGGATATTCCCGGGGATGCATGCTTCCAGATCGCAATCTCCCTGTGTAAGTTTGGCTCTGATGAACCATACGATAAGACTTGTCTCTGTTACAAGACAACAGACCCTAACTTGGAGGGTTCCACAATTCAAAGTTACGAGACGGAGAGAGAAATGTTAGAGGCTTTTCACAAATACATTCACACAAAAGATGTAGATATTATCACTGGTTGGAACATCTTTGGGTTTGATATGGAGTACATATATAAGCGTGCTCAAATCACTAAGTGTAACTATGGGTTCTTCAATTTGGGCAAGTTGAGAGACACCGAGTCCGAACTCGTTATTAAAAAGCTTTCATCAAGTGCCCTCGGTGATAATCTCCTGAAGTTACTCCCAATGCCTGGGCGTTTCATCTTTGATATGTTCCACGAAGTCAAGAAGGGCTACAAGTTGGATAGTTACAAGTTGGACAATGTATCGAAATTGTACTTGGGGGATCAAAAGATTGATATGGCTCCAAAGGAGATGTTTGCCCGCTATAGGGAGGGTGATCCCGTTAAATTGAGGGAAGTTGCCGAGTACTGTATCAAGGATACTCTCCTTCCACATCGGCTGATGAAGAAGCTTTGTACCCTACTAAACTTGGTGGAGATGGCGAAGGCAACTTGGGTTCCAGCAAACTTTCTCGTAGAGAGAGGTCAGCAGATTAAAGTATTTTCGCAACTCACAAAGAAGGCTCGGGAACTGGGCTTCACAGTTCCAACAATCAGGTATGGTGCCCTCCCCGAAGAACCCTACGAGGGTGCGACCGTCCTGGAGGCACAAAAGGGTGCGTACTACACACCCATTACAGCTCTTGATTTTGAAGCACTGTACCCATCAATTATGATGGCACACAACCTGTGCTACTCCTCGTATGTTATGGACGAGAAGAAGTATGGCGCGGTACCTGGAATTACCTACGAGACCTTCAATATTGGTGACCGAACCTACAAGTTTGCCCAAGATGTACCAAGTCTCTTACCAGCAATTCTGGCAGAACTCAAACAGTTCCGTAAACAAGCGAAGAGGGATATGGCGAACGCCACGGGTTTTATGAAGGAGGTCTACAATGGGAAGCAGTTGGCGTATAAGATCTCAATGAACTCTGTGTATGGGTTTACGGGTGCTGGTAAAGGTATTCTCCCCTGTGTACCAATTGCCTCCACAACGACTTCAAAGGGTCGCTCGATGATTGAGGAGACAAAGAACTACGTAGAGGCAAACTTTCCAGGGGCTAAGGTAAGGTACGGGGATACTGACTCAGTTATGGTTGAGTTTGATGTTGGTGATCGCAAGGGGGAGGAGGCGATTGCCTATAGTTGGGAGGTGGGTGAGAGAGCTGCCGAAGAGTGCTCAGCCCTCTTCAAGAAACCCAATAACCTGGAACTTGAGAAGGTATATTGGCCGTATTTCCTGTATAGTAAGAAGCGCTATGCCGCAAAGTTGTGGACAAAGGGTAAAGATGACAAGATGCATATGGACTATATTGACATCAAGGGTCTTCAAGTTGTGAGACGAGACAATACTCCCCACGTTCGTGAAGTGTGTAAGGAACTCTTAGATGTTATACTTACATCAAGTGACCCCGGTCCACCTAAGGAGTTGGCCAAAGAGAGAGCCATTGAACTTCTTTCTGGCGACGTCCCCAATGACAAGCTTATATTGAGTCAAGGTCTCTCGGATACCTACAAAGTTGGGGGTAAGAATGTGTCTGTGACGAGCTCGGAAAGTGTGAACATCAACCAGTCCCATGTACAGGTTGTTATGAAGATGCGACAGAGAAAGCCTGGTTCTGAACCACAATCTGGTGATCGAGTTCCCTACCTCCTCACAAAGACCCAAGATTCCAAAGCCAAGGCGTACGAAAAAGCCGAAGATCCAAAATATGTAGAGGAGCATGGCGTACCTGTTGATTATCACTATTATTTCCTCAACAAGTTTCTCAATCCAGTGTGTGACCTTCTTGATCCACTCTACGAGAATGTGAAAGAGGAGATCTTTGGGGAAATCATTAATGCACATAAGCCAGTAAAGCCCCCGAAGTTGCCATCTCTCAGTGGTATGAAGAAGGACCAACTCATCGCGGAGTGTCAGCGTCTTGGTCTCGAGGATACTGGAACTCTTCCTATCTTGCGGGCACGTATTAAGGAAGCGAGAGAAGGTTCTGTTGAAGACCTATTTAAAAATTACGAGCTTACACAAAGTAAGGATGAGTCTTCATGAGAAGATTACACAGATATTTGACGATGAGTTGGAGGATCGAGTAAATACGATACTCAACGAGTATGCCCTAACAATCTCAAAAAAGCATGCAATCCCTTTGGAACTTTTACTCAAAGATATCCCAACGTCGTTTGTAACTACAACGTGTAAGGGAACAAAGTCTGATGGCAATCGTTGTACTTTCCGGTCATTGTACAATGGCTACTGTCGGCATCACAAATCCCAAGGTGAACGTATATGTCAGAGAACGTTCTCAAGTTCAAGTCTACACAACCATGGACCAGAACAGATGTTTGTCCGAGGGTGTCCAGGATGTGAGTCCTCAAAGGAGCTTATAGATTTGGGGGTCTAATATAGTAATGAGCAAAAACGATATTCTACTAACATCCATAAACAATTTTTACGACAATGAGAAGAATAGATCTACACTACTCACTATATTAGACAAGTCAAGTGGTATTTCTCTCCGCAATTTGGAGTGGTTTATCACAAACTATGCAAAGAAGAATCACACATCCTACGAAACCGGTGATGGAAAGCTATTCACAGTCCACTGTGCTTACAAGTCAAGTCTCAATGGTTACAGTAAGCAACTCTTTGACCCATTCTGCCGGGCTCAGAAGTTTCCCTATACAGTGCCTGGGACATCTCATGAAATTCAAACAACCTTGGCGCAATTGAATTTCATCAAATGGTGTATAAAAAATAATATCATTGACTACATCACCAACAATAAGGATAGACTTTTTAATAAGCAATTGACATGAATCCCCTATCAAATACAAATGTTTGATATCCCGTATAGTACATGTTTAGAGAGAATGTCTCGGTTGCAATATCTATACCAGAATCCGTATCCAATTTTACTTCAATATTAGTCTTGTCAGATTGAATTTGACTAAAATCCAAGTTCCCCGATGGTTCCACATTCACCGGATTCAACGAGAAACTATATGTATATATATTGCGAATTGGTCTCGATAACCTTTTTTGATATGGAATGAGAAATTTGAAATATTCGTGATTCGTTTTTGTGACCTCGGGTAGCCTATTTCCATTTATATAGAAGCTCGCCTCTTTCATTATGGGATACAACGTTGTACTTTCACCTTGAAAGTCCAAAGTTGCCGAAAAATTGAACCGATTTTCATAAAGGTACTCACCACCTGAACCACCACCTTCCGCATCGTCTTCATTTTCAAAGAGAGTGTTTCTCAAAAACCAATGAATACATTTCACGGGGATGTTAGGTACCAAGTTATTCTTAATGACATCTTCATTGAGTTCACTCACAGCCACTGAGTGCTTCCGTACGAGATCTGTGATCATAACCTGTCTCTCACTCGCCAAGAACTTTCTTTCATCTGGGTTCACGGTGATCTCTTCAGTCACAACGTTGAAAGAAGGAAGTGTCACTGTATCCGTTGTATTTGTAAAAAATGTCTGTTTGTGGAATTCAAACTCAAACTCAATCTTCTGACGAAAGATTGAACACACGGGGAAGTATGGTCTATTTGGTTTATTTGTACCGTACTCATCACTCGCAAATTTGCGTGAAAAGAAGAAGTGAATTGGAATGACAAGGTCCGCATCATATTGGGCAACACTCCCACTTGTGGGGGCATCATCAAAACCAAGGTTTCTATTTACAAGAAATCTATTTGCTACCTTTTCAGAAACTTCTAAATAAAGATCGTCATAGATAATTCCCCAATCATCGTGGATTTTCTCAACTTCAATGTCATCTACATACATTGTCACACTCTTGAGGATGTGTCTACCTAATTGATCCGCGTAGTTTCCGTCACTTATACCTGGCATAGTTATGCTCAAGTACATATTACTCAACAAGTCTCCCATATTTGTTGGGTTAAATTGAACTTTAATTGTCTCACTGAATGGCCACGAAGGTTTTGCGTTACCAGGTTTCACAACATTCTTACTTCGGTGGTACTTCCTAAAGTCTGAGTGTCTCTTATCAGTGGTATAATTAAAGAAGGATTCTTCTGGATCTTTGGAAAGCAAGTATGTATCTTGCTTCCCAATAGCTTTGAGCGAAATTTTCGCAGCTTCACCCATACCTACTATTGCTTACATATTTTTAATATCCATTTTCCACATATCAATGTGTGAGGTACCCTTCATAACTTCAAGTTCTTCTCTGGCCTGTTTCGCCTCCTTGAGAAGATCTCTGACACTCTCCTCGGTATACTGTACCGTTTTGATATTGAGGAGGTAGTCGTAGGTACCGCCAATTTTGGGAAAAATTGCGGCAAGTTGTCGTTCAAGGTCGTCCTTCTTCCGTTTGAAGACCACAATGTCACCCTCAATGACCATTGTCACAAACTTTGATTTGTAGCCACACATAGTGGCGCGCATCTCAAGAACTTTGATGAGGTGCGCCTTTCTCTTCACGTAGTGGTCAAGTCTCAGATCCACAAAGTCTTTCAAAATTTCCTCGGGGCTTGAGTACTTGTATATGCCCTTTGTGGGGTGGAAGAGATGCATATTTGACACGGGGAATGTCTTGCGCAACTTGAGATCTTTGAGTAGATCTTTACCTGTATATCCCATAATTTCGAAATGAACATCCTCTGTAGTACTGTTATTTGTGAAACCCCCAATCAACTTCTTTTCAACAAGTCCATCCAAGTATTCCTTGTAATCTTGCGTCCATCGTCCTGGTGGTAATTCGGTGATCACAATATTTGTACCTGACCACTTCCACACACCTTCCATCATCCAAGTGTCTTCCTCCTTGTGAACCACCCCCTTGAAACCTCTGAACCAAGGTCGCATAGGTACGATAGCCTTGCCATCAAGAACTCTCTGGATATTCTCCTTGATATCCTTGGGGTTGAAGGGTGGTACATAGCAACTAAATCCAGTCCCGATACCCTCCGTACCATTCACGAGCACAAGGGGAAGCGTTGGCATATAGAAGTCTGGTTCAATCTGACGACCATCGTCTTCCAAGTAATTGAGAATTGGGTCATCACGGGGATCAAAAATCTTACGGGTCTCCTTGGATAATTTGGTGAAGATATAACGCGTTTGTGACGCATCCTTACCACCCATAAGACGAGTACCAAACTGACCACACGGCTGAAGTAAGTTGATGTTGTTTGATCCCATATAGTCATTTGCCAACTTCACAATAGTATCTGCGAGAGAGACCTCACCGTGATGATAGGACGACTTATCCGCGACATATGCCGCCAATTGCGCCACCTTCATTTCATCTTTGAGGTTCTTATGAAAGCATGCAAACATCACCTTACGTTGTGAGGGCTTGAGACCATCTGCCATATGGGCAATGGAGCGTTTGAGATCCGCCAAGCTGAAGTTGACCAAGTCCTTGTGTATGAAGTTGGTGATGTCCAACTTTTTGATTGACCCATAGGAAACCTCAAGTTCTGAGGCATCCTTTGCTGTACTCTCTAGGAGCCACGTCTTTCGGTCATCCGCCTTCTTCTTGTCAAACGCAAGAACAATAGATTTGTCTGTCATAATATCCATATCAAACTTAACCGTGAGATCTTGGATCTTCTTGAAGTACTCCCGAGCCTCTGCAGACGTTGAAGTACCGAGACCCTTGTAGTACTTAATTCTCCATCCAGGTTGTCCATTACCATACCATGTGCGGAATGCAGAGTCTGTGTAGAAAGACTTTACAGTGGCACCCTTTGTAGCTTTGATGATTGGTGTGACCATAGAGACAACAAAGCCCAACTTGAGTAAACTTGGCCAGAAATAGTGAATCATATTGAGAATGAGACCCTTGATGTGTGAACCATCATTATCGGCGTCTGTCATAATCATGAGGCGACCATACCGAAGTTCAGATACACTGGTATATTCCTTACCCTGTTGGAGACCCAAAATCTTCTTGAGATCATTAAACTCTTGATTGGATGTGAGTTGGGCTACAGAGGCGTCCCGAACATTCTTACACTTCCCACGGAGCGGGAAGACACCATAATGATCACGACCAACAACAGAGAGACCAGCGACTGCGAGAGTCTTCGCAGAATCCCCCTCTGTCACAATGAGAGTACAATTCCCAGATTGCGCTGTCCCAGCCTTATTCGCGTCGTCCAACTTAGGAATACCAGTAATCTTGGACTTACGGGTTCCATCAGATTTTGAGAGTTCCTTCATCTCCTTGAACTTGGAGAGTGCCAAGAGTTCATCTTGAATACCAGTCTTGAGGGCATTTTTGATGAATGTCTTTGGTGGCTCAAACTTACTTCCAAAGTCTTGAGCCTTTGAGGTACACTCAGACTTGACTTGACTCGAGAAGGTTGGGTTCTCAAGGGTTGCCTTTACAAAGATGTTGAATGTATTCTTGACCTGTTGTGGCTTCAACTTAATCTTCTTAGCCATCTCCTCGATGACACCCGCAGCAACATAGGATGCCACATGATCCACGTGAGTTCCACCCTTTGTTGTAGAGATACCGTTCACAAATGATACTTGTTCAAGGCCATTCTCCGAGGGGCCAATACACACTGACCAGCGATCGGTTGTAACTGAACACACATCGGTGACACCTTCGTGCATCTTGGCATAGGCCTCAAAAGGTGTCTTGGGTAGGGCTTCACCTTGAAACTTCACTTTACAGTTGGGTGTCGTACAGATGTTTGCGTCCCAAACTCTCTTCTCAAATATCTTGTAGATTGAGGCATCCATCTTTGTCATACCGAATCTCTTCCAATCTGGAATGAAAGTGATGGAGACTGAAGACGTTGCCCCAGAATGTTTTGTAATTTTTGGTTCGTGACACTTGGTCATGTTATCAGTCCACTTTTGGGTATAGGTCTTCTTGGCTTCGTGATCCTTAATCACGATTGAAAACTCGGAAGAGTAGATGTTGGTGAGTTTGGCACCATAGCCGTTGCGACCACCCACGATCCGCTTCTTGTTATCGTCATAATTGGTACTTGTGAGTAGGTGTCCAAATGTGAGTTCGGGATTCCATACACCCTCCTTCTCATGCATCTTGACACCAATACCACCAAGAGGTCCATTATTCTCAATAGTAACAGATCCAGCGTCTTTGTCTACCTCAACCGAGATATTCGTGACGTTTTTGGGGTGCATTGAGTTTCTATCAATGGCATTGACGAGTATTTCATCAAATATCTTGAGAAGAGCTGGTGAGTATGAGAGATCCTTTTTCTTGAATTTATTATCAGTCTTGTAAAGGATCCAATATGATTCCGCCCCAAGTTCCACTGGACCAACATAAGAATCCGGTCTCTTAAGGACGTGTTCAATGTGGGTAAGTTTTTGAACGCTCTCACCCATATTTCTTGATTTCTTAATAAAAGAGGCTTTCACTTAAGCTATTTTCTTCAAGAAACAAAGGTAGGGGGTCTTTGATTTATGATTTTTTACCAATTGCACAAGTTCGGAGTCTAATTTCTTTACCGGGTGTTTTTTCTATTTTGTATCCTTTGTGTTTGTTTCCATTTTTGGCACAACTATGAATCTCAGATCTTTTAAGATTTGGAAAATCTTTCAATAGAAGTTCAATTGTTTCATATTCTCGTCTCTCTAATTCATCTTTTTTACTGATAATAATTTTACTTATTGAATTATATATTTCTTTTTTCATATCTTCCAAATTATCATCTGGTGATATTTCTCGGAACATGTAACCTTGAACATGAACTCTATTCCCCTTTAAACAACCTGTGATGTGTGGATTTTGCGTTTTATCAAAAAGACTTTTGTCACACTCCGTAATACTTTCATATGGTCCATATAATTTACCTTCTTTGTAAGCTATCACAGCTTTTTTACGCATTTCTGCTGATATTTTTTGAACTTTTTGCATGAATCCAGGTGGTTGATTTTCAATATTCCATCGCCGCAATGCTTCTTTTTCTTCATCAGTTCTAGATTTATAAATGTGAGGGTGTTTTTTTCTTTTTTCTACTTCGGTCATTGAATCCCAGTAAGATTGTATAAGTTGAGATTGTTTATTCTTATACTCTGAATCCGCCCACATTTTTTTAAAAAAATGTGATGTTTTTTCTTTCAATTCGGGATTTTTATCCCAATAATCTTTAACACTATCTAAAATTTTTTTTCTGATTTTTGGATCTTTCCATTTATCTTTTGATATTTTTGATAACTTGTCCCTGGTTTCTTCACTTGGTTTGTAACCCAGTGATCCTTTTCCTCCCATATTGCTATTATATCCAGTATTGTAACTATCAAAATATTTTATTGTATCAATTTCATAATTATCCAATTCTCGTTGGGTGAATTCATTATACCATTCATCTATTTTTTCAAAATGAAAATATCCAAAATGAGCTTCAGTATCCGAAATCTTAATATATTTGGCATCGGGATCGAGTTTCATTAATTTACAAATTGCATTTGCAAATTTATTTGTATGGTATTTACTTATAACTTTGGGAGCATCTCGGACTTCTTCTCTCCATCTTTTGTCAAATGATCTCTTAGTCTGACCAATGTAATGCTTTCCATTATCTAAATTTACTACCATGTATATTCCACACCATGGTAAAATTTCATTTTCATTTGCCATCCTCTCTTTAAACATAAGAAATCATCTTTAACAAGGTTTATCACTCTTGAGGATTTGGTAGAAATCTTTCCTCCATTGTTTAGTCGTAGGTCTATCAACTGATTGTCTTTTTGGTCTAATATTTCTCAACACCCCAATTCTTCGAAGGTGTTCCATTTGTGGATTGAATTTGAAACCACCTTTGAGGTGACACGCTTTACAAACTTTCACACCTTTCCACGACTCTGTATTGTTGTAGTGAAATAGTATATTTGTTTTGATTAGATATTCATCAAACAGTTGGAGTTCTCTAGTTGTACCCTTTGTGTAATATGGATCAAGTGGTGCCCAACAGACAACACATACTTGTTTCCATTTTATTTTCATCCTTATAGATAGAAGATGGCTTATCTTTATCTCTTAGGCGTAATTTTTGTGCTTTATCTCATGATGAAAAATAAGACCCGTGGTATGAACAAGGCTATCGAGAAACTTGTGAGACAGTCGGCGCGTTATGCGGTGGCAGCGCAGCAGGATGAGTCACCAGTCATTGCTATACTTCACGCCAACTATGCAGCGGCTTATTTTTACGCACTCAAGGACATTGCCTCAGAATCTCAAATCCACAATGCCACTGGTATAGACGTCAAGAAGTTCAAAGAGCATGTCACAAATGTTCAAGATATGGTGACCCGAAAGACATCTGAAAAATGTCCAGAATTTGTTGGTGAAGTTGATGTGTACTTGGCTCAAATTGGTGGAGAGGCTGCCTAAGTGGCCTCAAGACTCTCAAATATTCAATCAAAAGATGGAAGTTGTTCGTGATGCCATGTGGTCTACCTGCCTCGCCAATGCGGTCAAGATGTACCGTCTTCGCGAGCCAAATGAAAAGTGCTATAGGTTGGCCGACGCAACCTGGAAGTGTAAGATGGCCTATATCAAACACAGCAATACAAAGAAGAATAGCTCAATTGTTGTCCTCGATGGACCGCCAAAGGAGCCTGCGATTGAGCAGCGGACCTCTCACAAGATTTGTTGTGCGACAACGATGTCTGGAAAGCCCTGTAATTTCAAGGCTGTCTGTGGAAACTACTGTCGCAAGCATAAAGTAGCCTCAACAAGTATCGGCAACAAGGTGGATGTGAGTGATCTCCTTTCAAAATTAGACGGAATTAAAATCCAATAGTACTATAAAGATGTTTCTTGATCAGGAGACCCTTAGACCTGTAATAATAGCGATGGCTCTCTACCTCGCCATAAATATCATTGTCCCTCGTATTTTGAAAAAGCCAACGGGTATCAAACCAGTTGATGATATTGTGATGACTATGATTGCACAACAAGATTCCTTAATGAATGGTGCTATTGTCATTGGCCTCGTTGTTCTCGCAACCAATTATATTCAAGAGGAACTCTTGTAAGATGTTCTCCTTCCCAACTAAATTTTTCGTATGTGTGTGATCCATGTAGCGAAGTCTCTTAGTGTACGCATCCTCCATGAACTCCAAGAGTTGGCTCGGATTTGGCTTGCCCCAAGTCATCCCCTTTTTGAAGAGGAAATCATCCCTCTCCAGCTCTTGAAGTTCACAATCAATTGTGTATGGTGTCTTGACATACTCTGGTGCTCCACCATAGTTTGTAATAATTACAGGTTTATCACGGAGTGCCGCTTCTACAGCACCCATACCAACACCCTCAGACTTTGAGAAACTCACGTAGCAGTCACAACGATCATGGAGTTTGTCCATCTCTTCGTCTGAAATGAGACCATTGATGACCTCAACATTTGGCAACTTGATATCAACATTTGAATTACACGTTGCCTTCACAACAAGTCGCACATCCGATTTATTGAGACGTACAAATGCTTCTAATATTCCGCGGAAATTCTTCCTATCATCCATAACATTTCCAATGTGGTAAAATGTATATGGCTTTGAAGGTGGAGGAATGTGGGCGTGGATGATATAGAACTCGTTATCTGGAAATTGTCGGGAGAGAACCCGTTTACAGAACTCACTTGGAACTGCGACTTTCTTTGTTTCATTCATGATAAGACCATAGTCTTCGTGAACAGTTTCAGTTTCACAGACTGTCATAATTGCGAGATTTTTGACCCGTGTTCTCACATACTTTATATATTCCAGGTGAGGTTTCACAGGGAGCAAAAATAGGAGACCATGTTCAGCTTCAGGGAGTTGACTTCCGATAAAGTGATATGTTGCATTCTCAAATACTTTTGTATACTTGAATGCGTGTTGACCAATTCCACTATTGAGTTGTCCCCCAATGATGATCATTTGGTTTAAAGATAATCTTTCTTTTATATATAATACAATGGAATCTCTTCGTAAGGAAATTCAGGATGAAATGAATCGCACCCGTCTTGATAAGACTCGCCTCTATGAGCTTCTCTTGAAGATTGTTGGTGAATCTTCTGCGGGTTCAGTGGGTGCTCAAGGTCCAGCGGGTCCAGCGGGTCCAGCGGGTCCAGAGGGTCCAGTGGGTCCAGCGGGTCAATGTAAGTGTAAGTGTACCAAGGTGGAAGCTCCAGCTCCAGTTGCTGAAAAGCCAAAGGCTTCTACTAAGAAGACCACTGTCACAAAGAAGGCGTAAACATAACATTAAATCATAAGTATATCTCACATTTACTGAAGCAGTTCACATCTGTGTCAATAAATGAATTACGTGGGTGAAGCCCCACGATTCACGAACCACATGAAACCGCCAAAAATACTCACCAAAATGAGTACAAGGACACCAAATGAATACTTCTCTTTTGGAGGCTCGGGGGGTTTATCCGGCAACCGTTGTACATTTTGATTCAATACATCTATTTTACCAACGAGTTGTTGTAATGCTTGGAGTATTTGAAGTTCCCGATCTTTAGGTTTTTCTTTCACATTTACAGTTGTAATCTCAAGAACCATATACCATTTTGCATCCGGTTGAAGTAAAACGTAGTCCCCGTCATCTTGATATTCATATATTTCAAAATTCAACTTCTTTACGGAAATTGGATTGAAGTAGTTTGTCTGTCGTCCAAAAAACTTTGCCTGTTTATCTCTCAATACAATTCCATTACTTCCGGTGAAGTGTCTTTCAAGTGGAACTCTTGCAAATATTTGACCACGTCTTTCATCAAGGATTTGAGCAACTTTAGGTATATCCGGGCAAATAATGTCTACATACTTTGCGACATTTGTGTTTAGGTTTGAATCATTCTCACCCACCTGTGTGATATAAAAGTCAACCATCTTGATACCAAGGACGCGACTCATATCCTCAACGTGTGTATTTGATTCAAGTTGGAGATCCAAAGAAAATATATTATTTGTGCCATTCACAAAGTTTGAGTCAATTATGACATATTGAGTTTTCTTCGGTATATCGTCTAATGACATTCTGAATTATACTGATATAAAAAATAGAGCCTCTTTCCCTGTAAATGTACACTAAGGCAATTTATAGAACTATAATGTCAATGACACCATTCTATATTGAAAACTTTTGTTTATGGGTAAAGACTGCCGTGTGGGATGCCCCTCGCCGTATCTACCTGGACATTGATTTGGAGAGACACCGCCTAAGTGTGGAGCAGTCTGCGGCTTCTTCAGCTGAATAAATGGATTTTATCCCCCTCGCGACAGACGATTTCCGCATCGCATTCTGTCAAGCAACTGAATCACTTTGCTCAGACGTCCAGCGTATCATCTGGAAAAAACTTATTTACCAAAATATAGAGTTGGACATTCCCTCGACACCCACAAAATGTCGTATAAGATACTCAAGAGTTTCTGGGAGCTCCTTGCCCCGTCACCTATTCGCAAGTTTACCCCAGACCCAGTCACACGAGAATTAAAGGACTATGAGGAAATAATAGCTACAAATGAGGCTGGAGAAAAGGTAATCCTACATATAGAGCCTAAGTCACGTACAAGGTTTTAATAAATATATCAAAATAATGGAACGGCAACACCTTGAAAAGTTTCGTTTGAAGTGTGAACAAGCACTCTCACTCTTCAAAAAGAAAAGACGCGACAATTTTGTTAGATATGGGGACACTCAATATGATGATCACATTTCAAGACTCCTGTCTCTCACATCCCACATAGATCGTAAAATCCGTACCATTGACACACACGAAGATAGTAAAGTTGTTGAAAATCTCTACGACGAATATGAGACATTTGAAGATGTTCACAGTACACTCATAAACTCTCTGAAGCAGGAGTTTGAAAATATTGACAAAGAAACTTGGTACGACACACACTTTCACAATTGGAAAACAATGCCAGAACGCCAAGAATGTGAACATTATCCAATCACTGAGAGACTCCATTACTCAAAGTGTCGTCTCAAGATGTTTGAACACACAGAGAATGAATGGAAGAAGAGGGTCTTCCCAACCCTTCACAATAGACTTGAATTCTTCGCCAAAAGTTAAATAAGGAAGTGACGCCTCATAATGATAGATAACATACGATGGCTCGCACCGTCCGTAAGATTGTGAAAACCAAATACTACTATGACACATGCTCTGAGTCGGAGTCAGAGTCTGAATCCAGTGACAGCGACGATACGACTGTGATCTTCGATGACGATGATTGGAAACTTGAGGAATCTGAGTCCGAAGACGAGGACGAGGACGAATCTGATGTATCAGACTCCGAAGATGGAACTGACTATGAGAGTGAGACGGAATCAGAATCCGACTCCGAGGAGTTGGACGACCCGAAGCCATACTTTGGACAGGGATTCCGAGTTTACTTTGATAGCCATGCCGATAAGAAGTTCTTCATGCAAGCTTTCGGATTCTTAGATAATTAAATAAAATATTTACGTATATCAGATATGAAAGGACCAAAACTCCTTCCTAAAAAAATCACATCCCAAATGAACAAGCGCGAAACTACGAAATATGAGAAACTCCAAAAAGAATGGATCGAGACAGGCGAAGATATGGTGAAAGCTCAAGCTGAATCCGTTGAGTATGGTCGTACATTAGACAAGTTGGAAAAGCCAACGGCTGCCCAAAAGAAGAAGGATCTCACTCTCATTGACAAGGGATTCAAGGCTGAACTCAAAGCTTTCAAGAAGGCTGATGAATATGATGCCTACAAGAAGAAGATGGAGGAGAAATATCATACAAAGCAATAGACACAACGCGTTTGTTGAAATCCATTAAATGTAGAGGCAGCCGCGATCGTATACGCTCCAAAGTTCTCTACGTAGACCCATTCACCGATTGCGAGGTCTGGGAGACTGCTATTTTCAGCAATAATATCAATTGAATCACACGTTGGACCAAAGACAATAGATTCATATAACTTCCCATCTCGTTCATTATATGGTTGAATTATTGGTTTTGCGTGATCAAAATATACACAATTGAATGACCCATAGATGCCATCGTTAAGGTAATAGACAAACTTGTCTCCATTCTTCTTCTTACCGATGATATTTGTCACCAAAGTGTGTGAAGAACACACGAAATATCGACCAGGCTCCGCAATAATTTGAATGGACTCATCTGGGAAAAATTCATCAATACCTCGGTTCACTTCTTGGGCAATGTCTTCAAACTTGACACCATCCTCCGTGTCATATCCGGGAAATCCACCACCAATGTCAACAAAGTTCATGGTGTAGCCAACCTCCTCCGCAATTTCAAATGCCGTTTTTACATCCCGAAGGGCTGTGTAGTACGTCTTGGCATCCTGGCAGTTACTTCCCACATGGAATGAGATGCCAACGACATCTAATCCAAGAATCTTTGCGGTTTGCAAAATATTCTTAATCTCAGATTGGTCGGCGCCAAACTTACAATTGAACTTACAGACAGACTTCGAATCATCCGTCTTGATTCGCAAGACAAGCTTGGCATGTGGGTGATACAATTTAATTTTGTAGAGTTCGTGAACATCATCAAATGTCATGAGATCCACATCTTCGGATCTCGCAAACTTGATCTGACCACTTGCTTTACATGGGTTGGCGTAGATGATATTGGATGGATCAACACCGTGATCAATGATTTGAGCGATTT